AAGGAGGTATATCCTTTGTATGTTCAAAAATATTCATATCTAAAAAAGTTAGCCACACATAATATACTTGAGGTTAAAATACAGAAAACCAAAGTAGGTGAAGGATATCATACTTGGCATTGTGAGAATGCTCAAATGAAAGCAAGAAATAGAATGATGGCTTTTATGGTTTATCTTAATGATGTAGCTGAAGGTGGAGAGACAGAATTTTTATATCAAAAGTGTAGATTTAAACCAGAAAAAAATACCCTATTACTTTGGCCTGCAAATTTTACGCACGTTCACAGAGGCAACCCTCCTCTGTCAAACGATAAATATATAATAACGGGATGGGTAGAATACGGATATTAATATGATAACAGAACCACGATGGCGATCTTTTATAGTTGAAACAACCACACCTATCTTTACACCAGAACAATGTCAGGCGATAATTAATGCAGGAAGAAGTGAACCAAGAAAAAATGCACTAGTTGGAAAAACAGAAGGTAGTAAAGGCGGAGCGATGGACACCAAAACCAGAACCTCACATATTAGCTGGATACCGTTTTCTAAAATGACAGAGATGTATAAACAAATAGAAAAAATTATGAAAGTTACAAACGGTAATCATTTTGGCTTTGATGGGATGACTATTAATGAAATGGCACAATACACAGAATATCCAGAGGGTGGGTTCTATGAATGGCATGTGGATAACGATGTAAACATGCAACACGAACCACCTGTAAGAAAAATATCTATGACCTGTCTGTTATCCCCTGAGAATGAGTTTGAGGGTGGTGATTTAGAATTAATGAGAGAAGGTAAGATTGCAAAAATAAAACAAGGTCATGCAATATTTTTTGCATCTTTTATTAGACACAGAGTAAAACCTGTAATACGTGGAAACAGAAAATCTTTAGTCATGTGGTTTGGAGGCACACCATTTAAATGATTAAAGCTGCATACTTTCCAACGATCATATATGCAAAAGACGTTAACTTAGATAACAGACTTTTTGAAAGAGAAGTTATTCAATGGTCTAAAAAAGATGAAGGAGTTAAACGAACTAACATGAATGGTTGGCACAGCACAACCAATATGCATGAGATACCTGTCTTTAAACCATTAGTCGATGAATTATTTAAAATGCAGAACGAGATATTTCAAGAAGAGTGGTTGGAGAGCGAGGCTCTTATGGGTAATATGTGGGCAAACATAAATCCACCAGGTGGATATAACCGACCACACGTTCATCCCAATAGTCATTTTAGTGGAGTATATTATATCAAAGCACCTAAGAACTCTGGACAAATAGTATTTAACGAACCAAGAGCAACGGCACATATGGTTATGCCAAGAAGAAAAAAAGGAACACCCCCTTCACATCTATGGAGAGAGGTGCGTGTAGATCCGTTGGAGGGTAGAATAATAATATTTCCTGCGTGGCTATGGCATTGTGTTGAACCAAACGAGAGTGATGATATAAGAATATCAGTATCATTTAATTTTTTACAGAAAGGATTTAATGTTTAAGGATCATAAATATCAAGTAATTAAAAAAGCACTATCTTATGACATGGCTAATTTTATACTTAATTATTTCTTACTAAAAAGAGATGCAGTTGATTTTATGTATAAACATAATATACACTCACAGTCTCCGATACTCGGAACATGGACCGATAAACAGATACCTAATACCTATTCCTGTTATGGTGATTTTGTAATGGAAACGTTATTAGTCAAGATGTTGCCTGTGATGAAACAACATACAGGATTAGATCTCATACCGACTTATTCTTATGCCAGAGCATATAAGAGAGGAGATGAATTACGAAGACACAAAGATAGACCTAGCTGTGAGATATCCACGACTCTAAATCTAGGTGGAGATCCATGGCCCATATTTATCGACGGTACGGGGTCTGACAACGTCATAGACGAGTATAAAAAGATACTTAAGCCCAATGCCCCAAAAGGCACAAAAGTCTTGCTTGAAGTAGGCGATATGCTGGTGTATAGTGGTTGCGAACTCGAACATTGGCGAGAGCCTTTTGACGGGAACATTTGTGGCCAAGTATTCTTACATTATAATCATGTAAACGGCCCATTTGCTGATAAAAACAAATTTGATGGCAGACCTATGCTAGGTCTACCAGCATTTGTAAAATAGTATTATAATGGAGTCGTATGCTACAAAAGATAGGGTTTGCACCTGGAATCAATAAACAGATAACACCAACGGGAGCAGAAGGTCAATGGATCGACTGTGATAACGTTCGTTTTAGATATGGCACACCTGAAAAGATAGGTGGTTGGAAACAACTAGGTGACGATAAACTGACAGGTGCTGGCAGAGGTCTTCATCATTTCGTAAACAGTAAAGCCAGAAAGTATGCGATCATAGGCACAAACAGAATTCTATATGCGTTCTCTGGAGGTGTATATTATGACATACATCCGATTAAATCCACAACAACGCTCACAAGTGCATTCACCACGACCAACGGATCACAGACTGTTACAATAACTTTCAGTGGAGAGCATGGCATAGGA